AAAGGAGTGGCCGACAATGGCCAAGCAGTCCGGTCTCGGGTACTCGGTCGCGGTCGATGACAGCGGCGGTACCCCACGCACCATCAGCAACGACATCACCAACTTCGACTACGCCACGCCCAAGGCCGTGCAGGACATCACCGGCGTGGACAAGAGCGCAATGGAGCGCCTGCTGCTTCTGGCGGACTTCTCCATCACGCTGAACGGCGTTTTCAACAACGCCTCGAACCAGTCGCACGACACGTTCAAGACGGTGCCCACCGGCAGCGTGAACCGCACCGTCACCCTGGCCATTACCTCGCCCGCGTCCGTCACGTCCACCCTGGCCAATGAGACCCTGTTCACCGACTACCAGATCAAGCGGGCCGCCGATGGTGCGCTGACTTGGGTAGCGCCGGGCGTCCTGGCCGACGGCACCGTTCCCGCCTGGACCTGACATGGGATTCCAGGCGCCCCGGCGCACCTATTCCCTGGAGTTCGAAGGCGAGGACTTCGATGGCCTGGTCGTCAAGGTCCGACCTCCGACCGTCGGCGAAGCGCTCGCCAACTTCGATCTGTCCTGGATGCAGGCCGAAGATATCTCCGAGAAGGAGCGCCTAGGCCGGCTCCGCGACCTATACGAGCTGTTCGTCAGTCGCCTGATCTCGTGGAACCTCGAAGTCGATGGCGAACTAGTGCCAACCACGCTCGACGGCCTGCTTTCCTTGGACAACGACTTCGGCATCCGCATCGTCCGGTCCTGGCTGTTCGAGACCTCGGCGGTGCCCCGCCCTTTGGCCGAAAGCTCGCCCGCTGGCGAAGTTCCGGAGGAGCTGTCGCTACCGATGGAGCCATTGTCGACAAGCCTGGCGAGCTGACCTACGCCCAAACCGTCCTGACGCTGTGCGAGCGGTTCCACTGCCTGCCCAGCCAGCTCCTCGCTGAAGACGCCGAACTGCTCCGCCTCATTCGGATCGTGCACGAAGGGGGCGATCAGTAATGGCGAACGAGGTCTCCATCCGCGTCACGATGAAGGACGACACCGTCGGTGTCCGCTCCGCCATCAAGAGCGGTTTCAAGCAGGCCGGCCAGGACGCGGCCAACGAGTTCGACAAGGAACTCGACAAGGGGGCGAAGGACGCCGGCAAGAAGGCCGGCGAGGACGCCAGCAGCGAGGCTAAGAAGTCCGCCTCGAAGAAGGGTGGGGAAGCCGGCAGTGCGCTCTCAGCGGCCATCGTCGCCGGCCTCCCCGCCGCGGGCGCCCTTGCCGGCGCTGCCATCGCCGGCGGCCTGGGCATCGGCCTGCTGGCCCTCGGCGCCAAGGTGGCGATGGCCAACAGCACCGTCAAGGAATCGCTGAACACCCTGGCTGGCGACGTCAAGGCTAAGGCGTCCATCTGGTCGGACGACCTGGCCGTGCCGGTGTCGAACTCGGTGAAGATGGTGCAGGCCGAGTTCGACAAGCTCTCCCCGTCGATCAAGCAGGCGCTCGACAACGTCGCGCCCCAGTTCACCACCTTGACTGGCGCGCTGACCGGGTTCGCCGACAAGGCCATGCCGGGCGTTGTCGCCGCCTCCAGTCGCCTCGGACCAGTGTTCGACGGCATCCGCGGTGCTGCGACCACGCTGGGCGCAGCGGTCGGCAACTCCTTCGACCAGATCTCCCAGCACTCCAGCTCACTGGGCACCTCGATCGACTCCATGGGTCGGATCATCGCAACGGTCCTGAACACGGCAACGCCGCTGGTCACAAAGCTCTCGGACGAATTCGCCCAGCACTCCGGCGAGATCGAGTCTGCGGTCTCCGCCCTTGGCTCGACCATCACCGGTCTGGCGTCTGGTGCCATCCCAGCGCTTGGTACCGCCCTCGGTGGCGACCTGCGAATCCTGACCGGCTTCCTGAGTGCCCTCGGGCCGGCCGATCAGGTGCTGGGCACGCTCGGTGGTACCGCGCTGAGCGCCTACACCAACGTCAAGCTGCTCTCCAACCTGGCCGGCCCGCTGGACAGCCTCGCCGGCAAGCTCAAGTCGGCCGGCACCGAGGGCACCACGTTCGGCACCGTCACCACCAAGGCTGGCACCGCCCTGGAGAAGGTCGGCGGCTCGCTGCCAGCCATCGGTATCGCGCTGACCGGCATCAGCATGGTCATGGAGCTCGCCGCTCAGCATGGCGAGGACCTGGCCCAGGCCGGTGACAACGTCGCCAAGGGCCTACAGGCCGGCGGCTCGTCGGCAGCGATGGCACGCCAGCAGCTGGCCCAATGGCGTCAGGACGCTGCGGATGCCCAGCACACGATCGACCAGCTCGGACAGTCGACGGGCAACGCCACGGCGGCCGCCGGCCGGTTCGGCCAGGCATCGTCCTCGGTCGCGGCGACGCAGGTCAGCGCGAACGAGTCGATGTCGGACGCCAAGACCAAGATCCAGGACGCCCTGGACAAGTACAACCAGTACACGGCCACCCTCGGCGTTGCGGCCGTCTCGGTCGAGCAGCTGACCGGCAAGACGCGCGTCTACTCATCCGACGCGCAGTCCGCCAGCTCGAACACCTCGCAGCTCAAGGCCGCCATGGACGCGATGCAGTCCATGGCCTCCACCGCCGAGCAGAAGATCAGCGCGCTCCAGACCGCCCTGGCAATCATGGGCGACAGCGGCATGCAGAAGGCCCAGGACTACGCCGCCCAGTTCGGCGCCGCCCTGGACGGCTTCTCCAGCCAGGTCGACAACGCCAAGGGCTCGGTGTTCGGCCTGAATGGCGAGCTGAACACCAACAGTGAGCGCGGCCGCGATGTTCTCCAGGTCCTGGAGCAGTCGCAGCAGTCCTGGGCCGGCCAGGCGCAGTCCATGGCCGACGCTGGTGCCACCACCGCACAGGTCAACGCCACTCTCCAGGAGAACCAGAACCAGCTCTACGGGGTTCTCTCGGCGGCCGGGCTGACCAAGGATCAGATCCAGTCCCTACTGAACAAGTACGGCCTGATTCCGAGCAACATCAGCACCCGCATCAATGCGGACACCGGCCCTGCGCAGTTCAGTGTCGACCAGTTCATTCGGATGAACAACGGTCGTCAGATCGACATCTTCGTCAACGCTCAGGGCGAGATGGGCGGCATTGCGTCGGCCGGGCGCCTGGCCCACGGCGGCGTTATCGGTGCTGCGGCATCCGGCAAGACCCTCGGCGGCGGCCTGACGATCGTCGGTGAGCAGGGTCCGGAACTGATCCGTGCGGCAGCTGGATCGACTGTCATTCCCCGATCGGGGGTGGATCGGGAGCTTCAGAGCGCGATGGGCGGTGCTCAGACGCCACCTCAGTTGACCGTCACCTTCGGCGGCAACACCGACGGCGCGTTCGCCACGGCATTCATGAAGCTCGTGCGTACGGGCGTCATTCAAATCCAGTCCCAGTACGTGAATTGAGACGCACATGCACAGGTACAAGTGCTTCAACGGTGCTATGGCCACGACCGCTGCGCAGGCGTCGGTGGCGACCGGTACATCTATCAAGACGATGTTGCAAATCGCCACGCCGAGTACGCGGCAGGTTCAGCTGATCAGCTGGGGCTTTTCCCTCGCTGCCAACCCAGCCACGGGCACCGTCGAGCTCTTGCAGACCGACGTGGCGGCCACGGTAACCGCGCACGTGGCTTCCGGTGTGCAGCCATTGGATCCGAACGCGCCGGCATCGCTCATGACGCTGGGCACCGCGGCCACCGGCTACACGGCCAGCGCAGAGGGCACCGTCACCACGACCCGACAGTTCGACTCGCAGATCATCGCAAGCACCTCGAACCTCATCTACGAATACCAGTGGATGCCTGATGAGCGCCCCATCATCGCGGTGTCGAAGTTCCTCCGTGTTCGCGTCACCATGACCTCCGGCACGAACATGCTCACCTGGATCGTCTGGGACGAGTGATCCCGAAGGGGTGAGCAATGGGTCTCGCCGCTCGCGTCGCCGGATTCAGGCGGCGAATGGCCAACCTGCCCGGTCCGGTTATGGGCTCCAACGCGGTTGGTGTCCCAATCCTGACCGGGCAGTTCGCCAACCTCAGTCTGGTCGTTGAGATCGCCTGGGGGGCCAACCTGGCCGCTGATTCGGGTACTTGGGCCTGGACTGATGTGACCACGGACGTCCAGGTCGACAACAACAAGATGGTCTCTTGTTCATCCGGACGTCGGGATGAGCGGTCTGTCGCAGGCCCAGCGAGCTGCACGTTTAGCCTCGACAACCGGATGAACAAGTACTCCGCCTCGCCGCTCGGGTTGAACTGGCCGAACGTGAAGCGCGGCGTACCGGTTCGCGTTCGGGCGATCCTCAACGACAAGTCGACCACCCTGTTCCAGGGCAACGCCGCGTCCCTGACGCCGTCATTCGACTCGACCGGCCAATACGCCATCGTCAACGTGGTGGCTAATGGCATCCTGCGCCGCCTTGGCCAGGGAAACCAGGCCGTGCAGTCGACGATGCGTGCCTACACACCCAACGTGTCGAACCTGGTCGCCTACTGGCCAATGGAGGATGGCACCAGCGCCCTCTCGTTCGCCTCGGTCACGCCGGGCGCCGCGCCGATCACCTGGACCGGCACGATGCAGCTGCACTCGAACACCACGCTGGTCGGGTCCGACGCGCTGCCGGTGTTCAGCTCCGCCACGGCCATCGGGGCGGTGCCGACGTACACAGCCACCAATGCTGTGCAGGCCAGGCTGCTCGTGGCGTGGCCTGCGGCAGGTAGCGCCCTGCCCGACGGCACGCCCCTGCTGCGCCTGTTCACCACCGGCTCCCTCGCGCAGTGGGACCTGGTCTACGGCACCGGCGGCAGCCTGCACGTGCAGGCGTACGACGGCACCGAGAACCTGGTCTTCGACTCCGGCGCTGTCGGGTTCAGCGTGGACAACACGGCCGGGCAGGTAGCGCTATCGCTGTCGCAGTCGGGCTCCAACATCGCAGTGCAGTTTTCGACATACACCCAAGGCGCCGGCGCTGCGGGCTACTCGAACGCCACTGTTACGGGCCAGACGATCACCGCGGTCACATCGTTCGCGATTCTGCCCAACGGCGGAAGCACTTCGGTCGCGCTCGGCCACCTCACCATCCAGTCGGCCGCGACAGACATCTTCGAGAACGCCCAGCCTGTGAGCGCGTACGACG